ATTCAGAACGACGGCACCAACGGACAGGCGGGGCCGCAGCTGATGAAGGCGGTGTATGACATGGCCCGCAAGGGGGCGCAGGATGAGATTCAGGCACAGATGCGTGATGGTGGCCTGTTCTCCGGAGGTGGACGATGAAAACCTTCCGCTGGAAAGTGAAACCCGGTATGGATGTGGCTTCGGCCCCTTCTGTAAGAAAGGTGCGCTTTGGTGATGGCTATTCCCAGCGAGCGCCTGCCGGGCTGAATGCCAACCTGAAAACGTACAGCGTGACGCTTTCTGTCCCCCGTGAGGAGGCCACGGTACTGGAGTCGTTTCTGGAAGAGCACGGGGGCTGGAAAGCCTTTCTGTGGACGCCGCCTTATGAGTGGCGGCAGATAAAGGTGACCTGCGCAAAATGGTCGTCGCGGGTCAGTATGCTGCGTGTTGAGTTCAGCGCAGAGTTTGAACAGGTGGTGAACTGATGCAGGATATCCGGCAGGAAACACTGAATGAATGCACCCGTGCGGAGCAGTCGGCCAGCGTGGTGCTCTGGGAAATCGACCTGACAGAGGTCGGTGGAGAACGTTATTTTTTCTGTAATGAGCAGAACGAAAAAGGTGAGCCGGTCACCTGGCAGGGGCGACAGTATCAGCCGTATCCCATTCAGGGGAGTGGTTTTGAACTGAATGGCAAAGGCACCAGTACGCGCCCCACGCTGACGGTTTCTAACCTGTACGGTATGGTCACCGGGATGGCGGAAGATCTGCAGAGTCTGGTCGGCGGAACGGTGGTCCGGCGTAAGGTTTACGCCCGTTTTCTGGATGCGGTGAACTTCGTCAACGGAAACAGTGACGCCGATCCGGAGCAGGAGGTGATCAGCCGCTGGCGCATTGAGCAGTGCAGCGAACTGAGCGCGGTGAGTGCCTCTTTTGTACTGTCCACGCCGACGGAAACGGACGGCGCTGTTTTTCCGGGACGTATCATGCTGGCCAACACCTGCACCTGGACCTATCGCGGTGATGAGTGCGGTTATCACGGTCCGGCAGTCGCGGATGAATATGATCAGCCGACGTCCGATATCACGAAGGATAAATGCAGCAAATGCCTGAGTGGCTGTAAGTTTCGCAATAACGTCGGCAACTTTGGCGGCTTCCTTTCCATTAACAAACTTTCGCAGTAATGGATTATGCCCACCATCAGGTGGGTTTTTTGTTGTCATCACCAAGATATTTCTGCTTATATTCCTCTGAAAGAGGAATTGATCTTTCAACCATGCTAATAAGTTTATCTACTTGTTTTTTCTGTTTTTCTATGATTTCTAAAAGTTGAGGTATAAGTTTTTCATGCTCGCTTTTATCATATTTTCTGTTTATCGCATCTAGTTGTTCTTTAAACTGCTGAACGATAGGACCATCCTCCGGCCCAAAATCACGACAAACACGAATCGCCAACTCAAGCAGAGTGACAATCTCAGCATTCATAGAACGATTATTTTGTTTTGATGACGCTTCAATTATTTTTTTTAATTCAACAGGAAGCCTAATCCGAAGTTGAGGGTCTTCTCTACTCATACCATTAGTCCAAACAGGAAAAATTCACAATAAGTAAATTATGCCCCACGGTGGGGTTGACTTCAATGACGCACGGTGTGACAATTTTGGTTGCCCCATAGTGAGGCTATTTAAGGAGTGGAGATGGAAAAAGCAAAAGACATGTATCAACGCAAGGTTCGTTTCCCAGAGGATGTAAGGAAGGCGATTGAAAGAAATGGAGAAAAAGAGTGTCGACAGTTCAACACGGAACTTATTTATCAATTGAGAAAAGTGTACGGACTGATTGGAGAGAAGAATGCTAGGACATAAAAATAGCGAAGCCCGACAGTGCGCGAACACAAATCGGGCTTCTATGTCAGTAACTTCCAAGGAACTAACGAAATGAGTATAGCAACAGCGGTATCTACTATCAACGTGCCATTCCACGGCGCAGAGCTTTATGTCGTCAATCACAACGGCGAACCGTACACCCCAATGAAACCTATCGTTGAGGGAATGGGTATGGATTGGGCTTCACAGTTTACAAAGTTAAAACAAAGATTTGCTAAAGGTATTGTGGAAATCGCAATACCTTCAGTTGGCGGTATGCAGACCATGATTTGCCTTGCTTTGCGTAAACTGAATGGTTGGCTCCAAACCATCAGTCCTAACAAAGTCCGCCCTGAAATTCGCGACAAGGTAATCCAGTATCAGGAAGAGTGTGACGATGTGCTCTACGAGTACTGGACTAAAGGCCATGTGATTAACCCGCGCAAAGCTAAAAAGGCATTGCTGGGGAAAATCACCACTGAACAGCAGGAAGCCATTAAACAACTCGTCATGAGTCGCGGTCAGTCTCTGCCAAAAGAAAAACAGGCGAAGGCGATGATCACCATGTGGTCGTCACTGAAATCTCATTTTGGGTGTTCATACAAAGAAATCAGCGAGGAGCAGTTTACCGAAGCTCTGTCACTTGCTGCTCGCGTTCCGCTTGAAGGAGAGTTAATCGGCAAACAAGAGAAGAGCACCAACGAGCTTTCCGCAAAAGAAGCAAACAGCCTTGTATGGCTATGGGATTATGCCAACCGCTCACAGGCATTATTCCGCGAACTGTATCTGGCGCTAAAGCAAATTCAATCAAACTATTCTGGCAGGTGCTACGACTACGGCCATGAGTTCTCGTATGTTATCGGAATGGCGAGAGACGTTTTAATCAATCACACGCGAGATATTGATATTAATGAGCCAGACGGACCAACGAATCTTTCTGCATGGGTAAGACTTAAGAACAAAGAATTACCTCCTTCACTGCATCACTACTAACAGATTGCCAACGAAATGACCCAGCTTCGGCTGGGTTTTTTATCAGGAGTTCTCATGCTCTATAGCAATATATTGGCGCACGCCCGGCGATGTGCGCCAGCGGAGTCGTGCGGCTTCGTGGTAAGCACGCCGGAGGGGGAAAGATATTTCCCCTGCGTGAATATCTCCGGTGAGCCGGAGGCGTATTTCCGTATGTTGCCGGAAGACTGGTTGCAGGCAGAAATGCAGGGTGAGATTGTGGCGCTGGTCCACAGCCACCCCGGTGGTCTGCCCTGGCTGAGTGAGGCCGACCGGCGGCTGCAGGTGCAGAGTGATTTGCCGTGGTGGCTGGTCTGCCGGGGGGCGATTCATAAGTTCCGCTGTGTGCCGCATCTCACCGGGCGGCGCTTTGAGCACGGGGTGACGGACTGTTACACGCTGTTCCGGGATGCTTATCATCTGGCGGGGATTGAGATGCCGGATTTTCATCGCGGGGATGACTGGTGGCGTCACGGTCAGAATCTCTATCTGGATAATCTGGAGGCCACAGGGCTGTATCAGGTGCCGTTGTCATCAGCACAACCGGGCGATGTGCTGCTGTGCTGTTTTGGTTCATCGGTGCCGAATCATGCCGCCATTTACTGTGGTGACGGCGAGCTGCTGCACCATATTCCTGAACAACTGAGCAAACGAGAGAGGTATACCGACAAATGGCAGCGACGCACACACTCCCTCTGGCGTCACCGGGCATGGCACGCATCTGCCTTTACGGGGATTTACAACGATTTGGCCGCCGCATCGACCTTCGTGTAAAAACGGGGGCCGAAGCCATCCGGGCGCTGGCCATGCAGATCCCGGCGTTTCGTCAGAAGCTGAGCGACGGCTGGTATCAGGTACGCATTGCCGGGCGTGATACAGGTGAAAATGAATTATCTGCCCGTCTTAATGAGCCGCTGGCAAATGGTGCCGTGATCCACATCGTGCCGCGCCTGGTGGGTGCCAAAAGTGGTGGTGTGTTTCAGGCAGTGCTGGGTGCGGCGCTGATTGCGGTGGCATGGTGGAACCCTGTGGGCTGGCTGGGGGCCGCGGCTGTATCGGGTATGTATGCAGCAGGGGCCAGTATGATCCTGGGTGGTGTGGCGCAGATGCTGGCACCGAAAGCCAGAACTCCCCGTACACAGACAACGGATAACGGTAAGCAGAACACCTATTTCTCCTCAC